GAGGAGCTGAAGCAGACCGAAGCCGAGCTGCCCGAGAACATCGTGCGGCAGGAGATTTACGCCGAGCCGCTCGAAAACGCAGACGCCGTTTTCAGGAACATCGAAGGGCTGAGCACCGCAAAGGTCGAAGGGCCCCAGGCCGGCCAGCAGTATGAAATGGGCGTGGACTTGGCCAAGTACAGGGACTTCACGGTCATCGCTGTTTTCAAGGGGAAGGTTCAGGTCTACCTAGAGCGCTTCAACAAGATCGACTGGTCCCTGCAAGAGCAGCGGATCGCAGAGGCGGCCCGGCGCTACAACAACGCCAACGTCACCGTGGACAGCACGGGCGTGGGGGACGTAATCTACGAGCGGCTCAAGAAAATGGGCCTGAGAGTGACGCCCTTCCAGATCACCAGCAGCACCAAGACGGAACTGATCGACACCCTGAGCGTGCGCTGCGACAAGAAGGAATTGAAGCTGCTGGACAATGAGGTCCAGAAGAACGAAATGAAGTCCTACGCCTACGAACTGAGCAAGGGCGGCAGGCTGAAGACCAACGCCCCCGATGGTGGGCACGACGACTGCGTGATCGCCGTGGCCTTGGCCACTTTCAACGAACCCAGGCGCCCGACTGAGCGGGTGCTGATCAACAAACCGCGGCGCAGCCGCACCGACTACTAGGAGCAGGACATGGACAGCAAGACGGTTGTGCAAACCCTACGAGAAAAGGCCCTGCAGAACGGGGAGGAGCACGCAGACATCAAGCTGCTGGCCTGGGCCCAGATCCTGGAGCACTCGGCCGTGGACCATATCCGCCTGGTGCGCGTGGAAAAGCTGCTGGAGTTCCTGCTGAGCCGCCAGGTCATCGAAGTGCCGCGGCGCCCCAGCACGGCCGAGGCCAAGGCCTTCGAGGCTGCCGGCCTGCCCATCCCCCAGCAGGTGGTGACCAAGCGCACGCTGCTGGACGAGTTCGACATCACCTACGCCGATTTTTTCAAACAGTTCATGACGCCGGCGCCCGACGCCGCCAAAGGAGAAGACCATGCGTAAGAGAAAGAGCGGACAGGCCCTGGTCCACCCCAGCGACCGAGGCCCCAAGAAGCACAAAGGCCCCGCGGCCAGGCTGGTGCAGAGCCCGGCCTACGACCCCGAAGCCGAGTTCAAGGAGACCACGATCAGCGCCGCCGAGTTCCACAAGCGCACGTCCGTGGAGAGCAAGAAGCTGGCAAAGGGCGGTGTGCAGATCAGCGGCCGCATTGCCGTGGTGCGGGCCTATAAGGACGGCCGCATGGCCGAGGCCAGCTCGGGCAAGAAGGGCGGCTGGAGCCTGGGCTTCTCCAAGACCCAGGAGAGCGACCGTCACGTGCCCAAGCAGGGCACCCGGTACATGGTGGACTTCCAGCGCATCAACAGCGCCTCGGACTTCCAAAAGATGACCGAGAGCAAGGAGTGGCGCACGGCCAAGCTGCTGGAGACCTTCGGGCTTTCGGCCTTCGACTTCGGCGGCAGCGACGTGGTGACCGGCAACGTCGTAGGGCCGCCCAACGACGAGTACACGCCCCTGCTGGGCGGGCCCTTCAGCAAGCAGCTCTACCTTTACGACTACCTGGACATGCACGCCAAGTGCTTCTGGGCCAAGAACCACCACCCCTTCGGCAAGGCCATCGTCCAGATCCTCCGCAGCTACATCATCGGCAAGGGCGTGAAGCTGCTGTTCCGCAACCCGGACTGCCAGGCGGTCTGGGACGCCTTCGAGAAGCGGGTGGACTTTCCCTCAAAGCTGCGCACGGACGTGGAGACCCTGATCTGGGCCGGCGAGATCATGACCGAGAAGACCACGGGCCCGGACGGCAAGCCCACCGTGGCCCAGATCGACCCCAGCACCGTCTGGGAGATCGTCACGGATCCCGAGACCCCGGACATCGCCCTTTATTTCCACCAGCAGTTCCCCACCCAGTGGCAGCTCACCTACAAGCCCAGCGACGTGGGCAGCGAATACATCATCAACGACATCGACGGCAAGAAGGTCATCCACGTCAAGATCAACGTGACGCCCGGGGAGAAGCGCGGCCGCTCCGACCTGTTCGCCGTGCTGAGCTGGCTGAAGCGCTTCAGGGACTACTTCAACGCCAAGGTGGTCAAGGCCCAGATGGAGGAGAGCTGGGCCCTGGACGTCAAGATCGACGGCAGCCAGGCGGACGTGGACGCCATCGCTGGCAACGCCGCGGTCACGCGCGTTCCGCCCGCCGGCAGCACCCGGATCCACAACAAGGACGTGGAGTACGAGTTCCTGCAGCCCACCAGCAGCTCCACCCAGGGCCGGGACAACGTGGGCGAGCAGCTGAAGAACGTGATCGCCGTGGGCGCCGGCATCGCCCCGGAGTGGCTGGGCGAGAGCGCGGCCGGGAGCACCAAGGAGACGGCCCGCACCAAGGAGGGCCCCGCCGGCCGCAACATCGAGGACAAGCAGCAGGTGGTGGAACGCTACATCCGGGAAGTGGCCGATTACGTCCTGGCCACCGACACGGACGTGCCCGAGGACCAGGTGCGGCCCGCCTCGCTGGGCAAGCTGAAGCAGGCCATGCTGAAGCGGGATTGGAAGGCCCTGATCAAGGAAGCCACGGCCCTGCTGATGGGCGGCCTGGTGACCGAGCCCACGGACAAGGACTTTGAAATCATCTTCCCCGAGCCGGCCGTGGAAGACCGGGCTGCCAAGCTGGACGCCATCATCAAGGGCGAGGCCTCCCGCTACATCAGCCACGAGCGCGCGGCCACCATGTACGCCAAGGAAATGGGGATCACCGACTTTGACGCCAACGAGGAGGGCGAGCAGATCCAGGCCGAGGCGGACATGGGCGGGGGCAACCCGGAGTGGGCCGGGGCGGCCGGCGGGGGCAAGCAGGGCGACCAGGAGGCCCCGCCAGACAAAGGCGGCAAGGCCGCCGACAAGGCCAAGGAGTCCAGGCACCGCCCGCGGCGCCGGCGGTAGACCGTGGCCACCGTTACGCAGGCCGACCAGGGCGGCTACCTAACCCAGCGCCAGTTGATCGACACGCTCTACGAGCGGGCCATGAAGGCCCTGCGCGGGCAGGAGAACTTGAGCATCACCAAGCTGCTCACCGTCTACCGCCAGGCGCAGGACGAGATCGTGGCCCAGGTCTTCAACCGCTTCGGGGACGCCGAGGGCTGGACCCTGCAGCAGTGGGAAGACAGCGGGCGCCTGCGCAGCCTGCTCCAGTCCGTGGAAGACGTGCTCAACCGGCTGCAGGCCGGCGCCAATGGGGAGATCGCCCAGGGAGCGCAGGTCCAGTTTTTCGGAAGCTACGATCACACGGCCTACACACTGGACCAGGCCACGCCCTTCACGGTGCCGGCCACCTACGCCCCGCCCCCCGAAGACGCCGTGGCCATCCTGACCAGCACGCCCTACAAGGGCGCCATGTTCTCCCGGCGCATCGGCGTGATCACGGACGCGATGGCCGCGGACCTGCGGGACGGCCTGGTGCAGTCCCTGATCCAGGGAGAGGGCGCCGAGCAGGCCGCGCGCCGGGTGCGGGACGTGATCGGCATCGGGAACCTGGACGACCCCAGGAGCTACACGAACCGGGCCCGCGTGATCGCCCGCACCGAAATCATGCGCGCCCAGAACCTGGCCCGGGACCTGGCCTACGAGCAGAACAAGGACCTGCTGGAGAACGAGGAGACCGAGTGGCTGGTCACGCCGGACGACCGACTCTGCCCCTGGTGCATGCGCCGGGAGGGCAAGAGCGATGCCGAGATCGAAGCCAGCGACCCAGGCAACGACCCCTGGGGCAACAGCACCGACACGCCCCTGCACCCGAACTGCCGATGCACCAAGGTGCCCAGGCTGAAGAAGTGGAGCGACTTGATCGGCCTGGACATGCCGGAGGCCCTGGACGACACGGCCCGCGGCATCAGGGACGCGGACGGGAAGTGGAGCATCGTGAAGCCCGAGGACTTCGACGCCTGGATGGAACGCAGGGCCGGGCAACTACCAGGAGGGACTGAAGCGTGATCACCGTTGACCATGACGAAAGCCGCATGCTGGTGATCGCCGCCGAAGACGGCCACCGCACCACGCTGACCCTGGGGCACGAGGACGGGGTGCAGCTGCTCCAGGAGCTGACGGAATATTACGGCCGCCTTGAATACGGCCACGGCACGGACGAGCAGGCCAAGCGCAAAGGGCTGCTCGAAAAACTGATCGACCGCTTCCTCCCCCACAAAAGGAGAACACCGCGATGAGCAGCGAGCCCACCCATCAGGGACGCCAGCACACCTGCCCGGAATGCAACCAACTGATCGAGGCTGACACGGAGCGCAGCTTCGAGGAGGCCTGGGAAGCCCACCGGGCCACGCACAAGCCCGAGGACCAGGTGGACCTTTCCCCCACGCCTGAGCAGCTGATCGAAGCCCACGAGAAGGCCAAGCGCGAGGCCATCGCCGTGGAGCGCCTGCTCAAGAGCGAGGAGGAGCACGTCCGGGACCTGGAGCGGCACTTTGAAGGCCTGAGCCGCATCGAGCACAAGCTGCCCCAGCTGATCGACTTCGGCTTCAAGCTGGCCAATGCCGTGGGCAACTTCTGTCAGGAGAAGGACTACCGCACGAAGGCCCTGAAGCTTGGCACCATCTACTGGACGCCCAGCGGCGACATCGCCGCCGAGTTCACGTATGACAAGTTCGACATCAGCGCGCCGGAGGATCCCGAGTACTTGAAGCGCGGCTACGCCCGCCTCCCCAAGCTGAACGCCCAGTACCCGGCCGTCTTCGAACTGGTGATGACCCTGGGCGAGCACCTGACCAACATCTGCGAGAACCGGCGCCTGACCAAGAAGGACATCAGCTTTACGAACCTGCATCATTTCGTCAGCCCCACCACGAAGACGGACTTCTGGGCCTTCCGCATCCTCAACCGGCGCGCGGTCCTGCGGGCCAGCAACGTTCACTTCTAGGGGGCGCCGTGAAGCTGGAGCCCAGGGAAGTGGAAGTCATCAACACGCTGCGGGCCCACCCCACGGCGAAAATTACCGTGAGCAAGTTCGCGGACGAGATCCGCAACATCAAGACCGAGATCGACGCGGACCTGGCAGCCAAGGCAAAAAGCGGGGCCGTTCCACGTGGAACAAGGCCCGCCAGCGAAAAAATTTCAGAGCCGGTAAAAGGTGGAAAAACTGTTGGTAACGCTGAGGAAGTTCGAACCCAGGAGTAAGCGCCCAAGGGCTTGTACGAAAAAATAATTTGACACCGTATCTGGTGGCATGTTAAACCTTGCCTCGAATTGAGAGGCGGTCTCCACCTGCATGGGGGCGGTGCCTAGCGCGGAGCTGATGAAGCGAGCGCGGGCCCCGCCCCCTTTTTTTATTGGCCCCCATGCCCGCTGGCATCAAAGACGACGCACTCTGGCAGAAGGCCAAGAGTCAGATCCAGCCGAACTGGGACAAGATGGACGAGCCCTGGGCCGCAGTGATGCAGCGGTATAAGGACATGGGCGGGGAAGCCAGCCCCGAGGCCGAGGAGGCCTGCGCCACGGGCCAGATGGGCCAGCTGATGCGCGCGGGTGAGGCGGACGGGTGGCAGGCCAGCCACACCAAGTACGCGAGCCTGCGAGAGGCCGCGGTAGACCGGAGCAAGCGCACCGTGCGCTGCATCCTGATCACCGAGGGCCCAGGCAACCTGCGGGACAAGAACTACTACACGGCCGACTTCGTTGAAGACGCGGCCAAGAAGTACAACGGCGCCCGGGCCTACCTGAACCACGCCAGCGAGGCGGAATACAAGAACCGGCCCGAAGGCGACATCCGGGAGCTCTGCGGGTTCTACAGCGACACCAAGGTCGTCATGGTGCGCGACAAGCAGACCGGCGAGACGGTGAAGGCGGTGGAAGGCACGCTCCACTGCGACGAGAGCGAGGCCGGCAACAACGCGCTGGCCAAGGCTGAAGCCCAGGTCGAATACAGCAAGATTTTCCCGGATAGCCCGGACGAGTACTGCGGGCTCAGCATCAGCGGCAGCGGAGTACGCGAGGGCCAAGCTGAAATCCGGGGTCAAAAGTGGAACCGCATCGTCGGCGTAGGCCAGGCCGACAGCGTGGACGTGGTGACCCGCCCGGCCCGCGGCGGGGCATTCCTGGCCCTCACAGAAAGCGCCGGCAAAGCGCTGCACTTACCCAAGCAGGAGGCAACAATGCTCAAAAAGCTGATGGCCCTGACGGCCGAATTGACCGAGGCCACGAAGGCAATGAGCGAGGCCAAGACCGAGAAGCAGCGCGAAGCGGCCAAGGCCCGCATCACCGAGGCCAACGCCAAGCTGAAGGAAGCCGCCGAGCAGGCCGAGACCGACCCGGCCCTGCTGGACAAGGACACCAAGGACGAGGAGGCCGAGGGCCTGGACGCCCTGAAGCAGCTCGTGCCCAAGATGCAGGACGAGGAGGAAGCCGCCTACGGCGAGCGCCTCGCCAAGGTCAAGGCCGCGATGGCGCCGAAGCCCGCCGAGGCCAAGGACCCCGCCAAGGAAAGCGTGGGCGACATGACCGCCGACCAGCTGCGCAAGAAACACCCCAAGCTTTTTGAAGCCGTGGCCTCGCGGGTGCGCGAGAGCCAGGCCGAGAAGGGCGAGGACATCACGGCCATCAAGACCGAACTGCGGGAAGCCAAGACCGAGCTGCTCATCCTGAAGGACGAGAAGCTCGCCACCAAGCTGCTGAGTGAGGCCGGGGTGCCGGTGAAGCTCCTGCAGGTGGGCGACCTGATCGGCAAGAGCGAGGCCGAAATGAAGCGCGAGATCGAGCGCGTGCAGGGGATGCTGGAGAGCGCCGGCGGGCGTTCCTTCTTCCCCCAGGGCGCTGCCAAGGGCTCGGTTCACAAGGGTCTGGGTGCCAAGCTCAGCGAGAGCGTGGCCAAGGTCAAACAGGCGGCCGGCGTCTAAGCCGGGGCCACCACAAGGAGACGAAAAACCATGAGCAGCCCGCAGTACAGCTACGAAAGCCTGATCGGCCCCTGGCCCCTCCGCATCACCACGACCGACACGGTCAATCCCGGTGACCGCCTGTTCTGGGACTCGGTCACCAAGACCCACCGCCCGCTGACTGACCCCACCAAGGGCGAGTTGTACAGCGGCGTGGCCCTGGGCCAGTGGCCCATTTCCAGCAACATCGACAACGGCGTGGTCACGCCGGACCCCACGGTCCCCGCGGCCCTGACCGGCCTGCACTCCTGGTTCGGCACCGCCGGCGAAACCCTCACGATGGGCGATGCCCTCTACGTGGGCGCCGACGCCCAGACCGTGGTCAAGGCGCCCCCTGCGGGCACGGACGCGGCCGACGTGATCGGCTACTTCTGGCCGGACGACGGCCTGGACGTGACGGTGGTGGCGGGCCAGAAGGTCCAGGTCCGTACCCGCATCAACTGGCCCAGCCCCGACTTCGCGTCCTAACCGGACGCCACAA